GGCTTCGAGGTCATCTGCAACCCCGAGGACAACGCCGAACCGTGGTTCTACCGCCGCCGCTGGGTCCAAATGACGTACCAGGCGGACGGGTCGCAGCGCAACGACCTCCGTGAGGAGCTGTACCCCGCGATCGACTACCGGCCCGCCGGCGCCGGGCGGTTCCGGACGTACGCGAACCTGCCGATCCGGTGGGATGCGCCCGTCGCGCACACGACCGTGAACCGGCCCCTGCACTGGCACCGCGGCATCCCCGACGCGTACGCGGCGATCGACTGGTCCCGCGCGTACAAGACGTTCCTGGAAGACTGGGCCACGTTGATGAAGAGCCTCGCGCGGTTCGCGTGGCGGCTCACCTCCAAAGGCTCGGCGCGAGCGCAGGCCCGACAGGCGCTGGCCGCCGCCGCGCCCCGCGACACCGTCACCGGCCGGGCCTTGGATGTCGGCGGCACCGCCGTCACCCCCGTCGACCAGATGCTCGAAGCCATCCCCAAGTCCGGCGCCACCATCGACGCCGACTCCGGGCGCCCGCTCGCCGCCATGGTCGCCGCCGCGCTCGGCGTCCCCGTCACCATGCTCCTCGGCGACCCCGGCACCACCGGCGCCCGCGCCACCGCCGAAACCCTCGACAAGCCCACCGAACTCGAGATGGGCCAGCGCCGCGAACTGTGGACCGCGACCCTCCGCAGGATCCTCACCTACGTCATCACCGAAGCCGTCCGCGCCCCGCAAGGACCCCTGCGCGGCACGATCACCCGCGACCCGTACACCGACCAGGACGTCGTCACCCTCGACGGCGACACGTCCCTGCAGATCGACATCGACTGGCCCGACCTCACCGACACCGACATCGCCACGATCGTCAAGGCCATCGTCGAGGCGCACGGCACCGGCACGGTCCCGCCCGAGCAGACCCTGCGCATGGTCCTCACCGCGCTCAAGGTCCGCGGCGTCGACGAGCTCGTGGAGCAGATGCTCGACGACGACACCGGCGAGTTCATCTACCCGAAGGGGCCACCGCTCGGCCCCGGCGGGGAAGCGGCCGCGCTCGCCCGCCGCGGCGAAGACCCCACGCGGGCGGGGCCCGGCCCGATGGAAGACCCCGACGACGATCCTCCTAACCCGGATGGGACCGAGGAGGAAGACCCCTCCGATGAGGAGGACGAGGACCGGGAGCGGTAGGCGATGGCCGTCACCCGTTCCACCCTCGCGCTCACCCGCCGCCTCCGATCCGACATCGGCACCGAAGCCGACGACGCCGACCGGCACCTCACCACCGAGTGGGTGAGGGCTTGGGACCGGCTCGCGCCCGCTTGGGAACGCGCCGCCGCACAGCTCGCCGCGATCGCCGTCCGGGACGGGCGCTGGCCCACGGTCCACCAGATCGCCCGCAACGAGACCGCGATGGGCGCGCTCGACGCCTCCGCTGCGGCGCTCACCAAGCTCGCCGCGGAGACCGACAAGACCGCCAGCGCCGCCGCGGGGCGCGTCGTCGAGGTCGACGCCGAGCTCGAACCGCGGATCATCGGCTCGCAAGCGCCCGAGACGAAGACCGAAGCGCTCACCGCCCATGTTCGCCGCCGTGCCGTCGAGGCCGAAGAGGAGCCGCCCCCGGATGTCACGGACGGCGGCATGGTCCCGCCGCCCTCCGCCGCGGACCTCCTCGGACCCGCGATCATCGCCGGGATCGTCGCCGGACGGTTCGAACCCTCCGCGCTCGCCGCGATCATCGCCAGGGCTTCGGGCCAGATCCACGCCGACACGCTCCCGCTCTCCGATGAAGCGGTCGCCGCCATGCGGGCCGCCCTCATCGAGGGCATCATCGTCGGCGACAACCCGATCCCCGTCGCCCGCGACATGGTGGGCCGGGTCGAAGGCGCCTTCAACGGCGGCCTCACGAGGGCGCTCACGACCTCCCGCACGGAGATGCTCGACGCCTACCGGGCCGCCTCGGCGTACATCCACCGCGCCAACGCCGACCTCGTCCCCGCCTGGACCTGGTACGCCCGCCTCGACTCCCGCACCTGCGCCGCCTGCTGGTCCCGGCACGGCCGCACCTACCCGACCACGGTGCCCGGCCCCGACGACCACCCGCGCGGCCGCTGCACCCGCCTGCCGAAGCTCGCCAGCTGGAAAGAACTCGGCATCGCCGCCCCCGAACCGCCGTCGCTCCTCCCCGACGCGGAGAAGACCTTTAACCAGCTTTCGCGCGCCGACCAGGTCGCCGCGTTCGGCCCCGGCCGCCTCGAGCTCTACCGCTCCGGCGCCATCACCTGGGACCAGCTCGCCACCTGGCGCGACACGCCCCAGTGGCGGCGCTCCAACCAGCCCACGACCGTGCGGGACCTCCGGCTCCTCGCCAACCGCAACACCCAGCAGACAGGACAGGAGGTCCGCCGTGTCGCGTAGACGCAATCCCATCGGAAAGCAGCGGCACCGCGCCGTCGCCGAATCCGTGGCCGCACCCGAGCGGCTCGACATCGCCGAAGCGAGCGTCGCCGAAGCCGCCAAGGACAAGCCCGGCCGCATGCTGGTGCGCCTCATCCAGGCCGGGTGGTCCCTGAACGGGAACTACTACCCGGCCGAAGTGCTGAAGCGCGACGGCGCTGCCGCGTGGCCGCGGGGCACGCAGGCGTTCATCGACCACGCCACGGCCGATGAGGACTACGAGCGGCCCGCCGGGTCGGTCAAGAACCTTGCCGCGATCCAGACCGAAGACGCCCGCTGGGACGAGTCCACGAAGTCCCTCGTGGCCGAGGTCCGGCTCATCGAACCGTGGCGCGGCCCCCTCACCGACATGGCAAGGGCCGAAGCCGAAGAGGGCGTGCCGGTCATCGGCATGTCCATCCGCGCCTACGTCACCGCCGAGCACGGCGAACGCGAGGGCCGGCGCGGCAACATCGTCGCCTCGATCGAGCAGGGCCGGTCCGTGGACTTCGTGACCCGCCCCGCCGCCGGGGGCGCGATCCTCGCCGTCCTCGAATCCCTCCAGGCCGGCACCGCCGTCGACGAAGCCGCCACCATCGGCGCCTACCTCGAGTCCCGGCTGCACCTCGCGCTCACCCAGTACGCGGACGACATGTACGCCGAGGGCCGCCTCACCCGCGCCGAACGCATCGTCCTCTCCTCGGCGATCGGCGACGGCCTCCAGGCCTGGGTCGGCCGCATCGACGCCGAAGCGCCGCAGCTGTTCCAGCGCGCCCGCTGGGACGACGCCCCCGAGACCGAGATCGCCGCCGACGAAGCCGACCCCGCCCACGAGGCCCCCGCAACGGAGGCCGCCGAGTCCGCACCGGCCGCTCCCGTGGCAGAAGCGGCCCCCATCCCCGCCGAGCTGCTGGCCGTTACCGAGACCGCCAACATCCTCGACCGCGCCGACCAGGCGCTCCAGAACTCGCCGACTCCGTCGGTGACGGCCAGCGCGGACGGCTCCCCGTCGACCGCACACACCACACCAGTAACCGAAGGAGTGTCCACGATGAGTGGAACCACCAACGAGGGCGCACCGCCCGCGGCGGGGAACCCGAACGGCACCCCCGTCGACGAGGCGGTCGCGTTCATCACCGCCCAGCGCGACGACGCCGTCAAGCGCTGCGAAGCGCTCACCGAGGCCCTGACCGACTCCCGCTCCGCCGAGCGCACCGCGCTCGCCGAACGCGACGCCGCCGTCGCCCGCGCCCTCCTCCTGGAAGGCAACGAAGCCGGCCGCATCGCCGTCGACAAGGCCCTCGCCGACGAAGCGAACGGCGTCCCCGAGTCGATGTACGCCTCCATCGCGCCGCGCGTCCACAACGCCGTGCGCGGCAACGTCCCCATGAAGGACGGCAAGGCCGACACCGAAGCGCTCGAAGCGCTCGTCGCCGCCGCGATCACCGCCGAGCGGAACTACGCCGCGGCCGTCCTCGAGTCCCAGGGCGTCGGCCGCCCCTCCGGGCTCGGCAGCTCCGGCGACTCCGAACTGATGACCGAGGAGGCCTTCGAGCAGAAGGTCGCCGCGAAGTTCGGGCGCATCGGCCTCGACGAGTCCATCTCCCTGCTCGCCGCGAAGGGGCGATAAGCCATGGCAACCAACCAGGTCTACAACCACGGCGACCAGTTCACCGTCCTCGCCTCCGAGGTCACCACGCCGACCGCCGCCGCCAACAAGGTCTCCAGCGCCCCCGCGCTGGTCGGCACCCTGCCCGTGGTGCTCCTGACCGACCCGCAGGAAGGCATCGACGGCGTCACCCGGATCACCGTCAAGACCAACGGCGTCTACGAGTTCGCTGTCGCCGCCGTCGGCTCGAACATCACCACCG